ATACAATATGACTTTTTGCTCCTGTGTTGTCATTCCGTATCTTGACTTTTGAATTAGTTCGTTCTTTTTGACAACCAAATTATTAATTTTTTTATCGCTATTTTCCATGGTTACTCCCTTCATGTTGAAAACTCTGTGTAAAACCTTGTTGAAAACATTGTTGAAAACTGCAAAAGAACAATTTTCCCGTGTGTTTTCTCGGTTTTACAGTTACCAAATGTCCTGTTTATCGTTACCAAATGTCCTGTTTATCGTTACCAAGTGTCCTGTTTTACAGTTACCAAATGTCCTGCTATCCGTTACCAAATGTCCTGTTTATCGTTACCAAATGTCCTGTTTAACATTTCCCTACTTTAATTAAATAAAAATAGTAAAATAATAAGTATCTCTTATAAAAGTAATAAGTATGTTGTTTCACGAACTAAAGCGCATAAATTTTGCCTGTTGAAAACTCAAAAGCGAATACACGGTTAGTAAGCAGGAAGAGAAAATTTTTACCATATTGTAATTTTAAGCTATCTGTCATGCCTTGTCAAGATGTTTTCTAAATATTGACAAACGTCTAAATAAACATTTTTCAACGCATTGGTAAACTGATTTACAAACATATTGACAGGGAAGTGCATTTTAGGCAAATGCCGAAAATGATTTGATAAACAGCATTTGTAAACTTAAAGAAAGATTGACAAACCTATTAACAAACCACACTAAATATGAAGGAAACGAAATTAATGTAACTCAATCACGTTCCGCAACCAACTGTATAGAATCGCCCATTCTTTACAGTTTTTTCTTGCTATTCTTAAGTTCTATTAAAGCACCACTTATAAAGACAAGCGTGTTTATTGCTCATATCTTTAACGATTAAATCAACTTGCAGAAGATTAAACAATAAAAGAGGGTAGTTTTACAACTATCCTCTTTTAAGATTTACTCATGTTTACACAACATTTGTCAATGTTTCTCAACTATGCATTCATAGTATTTTGCGAGTTTATCTTCTCCCGCATCCTCATCGTCAAGGAAAGCGTGAGCCATTGCCGCATAGAAATCAACAGAGTTGAGATTAAACTCCTTGCCTATTTTGTAGTAATCGGAGTACATCATGTTAATTGCAGCGTAAAATTCGGCAGGGTCGCAGTCATAGCCGTGCTGCCGTCTCACCTGCTCCGTTTGTTCAAAATTCCAGTGTCTTCCGGTTGAGCCGTCGGCGTTTTTCATTTTCTCCGTCCACTCGTCCGCGTCCTCACGGGTAAATTTGTCGTGCTTTTTCCCACGTTTGCCGTAGCTCTCACGCTCACGCCCGTCATAATCGCGGCGGTCTCTCATGTCGTACTCGCCATAGTAGTCACGCTTGCCGTGGCCGTCGTACTCGTCATAGTCAGGTTGACGGCGGCGGTCATAATCGGGGTATCTGTCCTCGCGTCTATCGTATCTGTCATAATCGCGCGGTCTATGGTCACGGTCATAGTCACGCTCTTGTCTGTCGTAGCCGCCGTATTCACTGCGCTTGTCCTTGCCGCTTGACATCATGAGCAGCCAGTTAGGATTCATTCTCTTCATACTGTCTCACCTCCCGTTGTGGTGGTCGTCGGTGCTGTGCCGTTGATTGAGCGCAGGTCGTTGTTAGGCGCACAAGCCGGTCTGCCGAGCAGTCTAAAGCTGCCGCCCGTCGGTGTGGTGACTACAACCGCGCTGTATCTCGTCCGTGCCCTTATCGAGCAAGCGGTCAACTGAGCGCAACAACGGTTAGTCAGCGGATATAACGTAGTGCCGTCTCCGATTGTGACGTACACGGGAGCGTTGATTGTCGTCGCTGTCGGTATTGCCTGAGCGACTACGATACAGTATTTTTCTCTCGCGTTATACGCGCCCGCCGGGGGATTGATTATCAGATTGCCGCCGGTAAAGGACACCGACTGCGACAGGGTAAAGCGCGGACAAAGTCTGCATACATTAGTACAAGCCATTTTTTATACCTCCAAAAAATCAAAAGGGAAGCGGTACGCCGCTCCCCCGAAATCGGTCACGGCTCAAAGCCGGAGTTGTGAATCAATAGTTGCCGCAACCGGAACAGCCGGAATTACATCCGTAGTTGCCGTACTGCCAAGGCGCGGGAACGTTGAATGCGGGCACGGGAGCCTTACAGCCGAGCTGACTTACAAGATACTGATTCTGCGCCTGCTGTGATGCGGCAAGCTCAAGTCCAAATATTCTCTGTGTCTGAGCCGCAATCTGCGCGTCCTTCGTCGCTATCTCCTGCGCCGTCAGTCTGTCGGATATGCCGCGGAATCCGCTATTCATCGCGTCGATTATATCGCGGGTGTTGTTAGCGGCGTTAGTGTTAATCGCGCAGGTGTCGGTTGCCATGCGGTAGCCAACGTCGGCAAATCCGCGCTCCATCGCTCTGCCGTTTTCGCAACAGCACTGCTGGAGCTGTGTCGCAAGAGCCGCCTGTCCTCTCTCAACACCGTTAAATCCCTGCATCATAGCCACATTTGTGTCGTTAAATCCCTGCTGTGTCTGATAGCCGAGGTTGCAAATCGCGTTGCCGACGCCGTGGAAGCCGTTGAGCATTGACGAATTCATATCGTAAAATCCGTCGCAAAGTCCGTTTTGTACGCCGCGGACGGAATCCTCCAGTCCGTTGAATCCAAACTCGCTCTGTAGGTCTGCGCGGGTAAGTCCGCCCTGAGTGCCTGCCGCCATTACGTAGGGGAGTGCGCCCATGCCCGAGGAATCGCCGACGTTTCCGCCGAAGCCGTTACGTCCCCAGCCAAAGATGATGGCGAGAATGATTACTGCCAATTTGTTCACGTCAAAGCGCAACCCCTGACGCAGTCTTGCCGTTATAGGTAGACTTCTGACGTTTTCACGCCAGTGCAGACTATATCTTCACCTGTATTTCTACAGGGCAACATTTTTCTTCCGTCATTAGCTTACGGTTTTACTCTCCGTCAAGGAGATAGTCGTTGAGGGTCTTCCATGCCTTAAAAAGGTTTAGGACTGTCCCTGCTAAACACCCATTGTAGAAGCACTTAGGACTGACACCGTGCCAGTTTTTTTATTTCGCCATATGCCATCTCACTGTTTTTTCTGCTTTCGCGCCGTTCAGTTTGCCGTTTCCGACTGCTGTTTAGGTAGTGAGCTTTAGGGATTAAAAGCATTTAACGTTGAGTTTACACCGATTACTCGATATAAAGGGTAGCCGTAGTTATAATCCTACTTTTGCCCAAAGTCCTTCATTTCCAAAAAAACCACCATCGCGATTACTATTGTCTCCCTGTCCAGCAAGGAAACCTGTTAAAAGTTCGTTGCCCATTTTTTTCTCTCCTTTTCGATTTATTCATCCGCTTTCGCGTGATGTTCAAAAATTAAATATTGGACAGTTTTTTAATCAGGTCGACTGTCAAACCGAAAAGGGAAGTGTTATTTGTTGATATTTGCTTGTATTTGTTGTTATTTGCTGATACCGAGTGAGCGCATTAAATCACCAAGGTCTATACCGCGCTCTTTCGCCATATTTTGCGCCATGGTCTGGAGCTGGTGCGCGTCCTTGCCTTTGATAAGTTCGACGGCTTTTGCGTACTGCGCCCCTTGTCCCGCGAGATTGCCGAGAATATTATTCAGCGGCTGACCTGCGCCGAGAGCCTGCATTACAAGCATTTCGGGATTAATATTAGGCATTTTCCGTTACCTCTTTCCTTCCCTTAGTGGGATTTTTCATCTTTTCGACCTCCGTTTGGAGAGCGGCAAAAGCTGCGCAAAGTTTGTCAAAATCCGCACGGGGAGTGTAGTCCGCCGTGTCCTTAGCCGGAGTTGTCGGAGGTGTGTATGCAAAATCCGCAAAATCCGACGCGCCGGTCTGCGAGTTGAATCTCTTGAGATATATCATGCCGTGCGCCATATCGGGCATAATCACTCCCGCCGCCATAAAATCGCAAGGCGTCGCGAGTGCCTCTTCACGGCTTGTGACCGGGCGGCAGATAAATCCGCTCTGTATCTGCGGTTGCGGTGCGGTCTGCTGAGGCTGCGCCTGCTGAATCTGCGGATTGTAACCGCTATAGTACGGATTTGTGTTATAACCAAAGTTGTACGCCATATATCCTCCATACAAAAATCTCTCTGTTACTGATATCATTATACCATTACAGAGAGATTTATTCTTTCAAGAGATTTTCAGATTATTTGCAATACTTTTGCATTTAACTTGCCTATAACTTGCTTTCAAACTTGATTTCGCACATTGCAAACTAAAACAGTCCAAATATAGCACCAAAACAGTCTAAATCCAGTCCTGTTTTAACTTGCCTATAACTTGCCGGACTTATGTAAGATGTATACGAGCTTCACAAGAGCTGCCTTGTGCCACTTTGAGACGGTGGTGTATTCACGTCCTACTGCTTCGCACACGTCCTCCAGACAGCCGTTGTCAACATACAGTATTTTGAGCAACCGCTTGTACTCCGGCTTGAGATTGCATCGGTCAATAGCGTCCGCTATGTCCTGAGTATCGCCGACACTATGCACCGCTTGTCTGCGTTTCGCATGGTCGGTCAACCTTATCCCTCCTCGCTGTCCTCCTTTTCGGCAGTGTCGATAATGCCTTTGATTCCCTCCGCGTCAATCCGCGCCGCGTCAACTTTGCTCTCGCCGTAGATGTAGCCGATAATTGAGGATATCGCCGTAATTGCGCCCGCAACCTTTCCGGCAATCTCGCCGTAGTCGCTCTCACCCACACCAAACGACATTGCCACACCGATAATGATACCGATGATTGTCACCCACAGTTTTCTTGAGGTCAGCTTCTGCTTCCAGTTGATTTTGTTGTCCATATTATTCTCCTTTTTCATCTTCATAAGTTATTTCTTCCTCTCCGTAGTCGGAGTGATATTCCTGCTTGATTTTTTCGCGGTTTTCCATCGCCGACTTGATGAGATAGCCCACCACGCCGCAGCCCATGGGAGCGCCGATGTATGTCAGCAGTCCGTTAATGCGTTAGTTAATGCGTTAAAACGCGATAATGTTGTTAACCGCACGACTGCCGCCCGTTGACCGTCTCTTG